GTCATGTTCGACTCAGTGGTGGCAGCATTGACTGTATGTGCCTTATTCGTCAGCACCATGTCACCACCGGATGAATCGTTCTCGATCCCTGTCATTCCACCCGGAGGTGAAACAACATACGATGTGAGGCCATCAAGGATCCAGTTGAACAGATACGTGCCGGGGTGCATGAATGCGATTGAATCCACGAATCCGTCGCCGTTTGTGTCAAGGAACTCAGTCATATCAATATCTTGATGTGACCATTCCGAGATCCAGTGAGCGAAGGAGTCAGCAGTAAGTTGGCCAAGAGGTGTGTTTTGATTATACGTGCTAGCCCCTTCGTGCGAAGGCATTGATACAGGGATGTCTTCGACTTGTGGGATGAGCAGCGTAACATCATAATCCACCCAAAGTTCACCGAGTACATCGGTAGAACTAGCACGCGTCCCGACCCACAAGTGGGCCGTGTCGTATGTCTTGATATCAGTGTCCGATGGCTGTGTCTCCCCGCGAATGAGGTACGTACTACGCAGCCTCAAATTTCGAGGGGTGCAGGTTGTTCGGCATCCTGCCCACCAGGAAGACCGGATGGAATCCTGGAAAGACAGTAGCGCCGCTTTTGAAGCGCTTGAGTTATCATCTCGAGGATCGAAATCTGGAGCGAGGATAATTGCACCTGCGATTGAAGTCGGGCAACTGGGCACGTACTCAAATGCAAGGGCGTTGAAATGATAAGCCTCAAACGACTGCGCAATAGTGGACAGCCAGGGGAACGTTGAATAAATACCGGGATTAACGGAGAAGCGGCGGAGATCGAACTCCGTCGTCCCTTCGATATCGCTGACGAATTCTCTGTGCTTGAGTCGGATTTGTCTGAGCGGGGTACGAGCTGTGAGGATGCTCGTGGAGGCGGCGGGAGCGCGGACGCGCTTCCGCCTGGCTTTGGACGTCTTTCGGCGTCGGGGCATGATTGCATTAACTTCTGAGATTATTGAGTGTAAGTTAGGGGTCACTCAAAGGGCCGCTCAGACTAGAGCAGAAAGTCGACATGGAACATGTGGTCAACACATTCCATATCATGGATGTAATTCAAAGGCTTCGCCCGGAGTCGCTGTTCGAACCGAGTTTCAGCAGCAGGGTCTAGATCATATCCATAGGTATCCATGAAGGCGGCCCATGTGGACTCGTCCGCTTCATAGATCCTTCCACCCTTACGATATTTCGCTTGAAAATCGTAACGGGCTTCATAGCCGACCAACTTATCAAGGACCACATCAACGTATTTTCGGAGAAAGGGGACGTGATGTGCCGTTGGTAGGTATGAAATCAGGGTACCTCGGAGATAGGACCGATATTCCTCTTCAGTCCTGCCCTGTGTGTGCATGATAGCACCAATCTTTGAAAGACATCTCCCGGGTTTGTTGCCGACAACGTATTTGTCACCGACAGGGTAAAACCGCAGTGACAAATACTCTGCACTCGTTATATTGAAAGTGGAACCTACTTTCAACCGATAGCCAAGTCGGGCGCAGTGTTCAGTGAGATTTCGGTTCATGACCTCCAGATTGCCATGAAACACTTTCTCAACAAAAACAACTGAAACCAGGGCGAAATTATCATCACCGAGCGCTGCCAGCGCAATATGATCGCCCCAAGTGAGGGAATGAGTCCTACACAAGGGCACAAACCATGACAACAAAGCGTTGCCGGTGTTGCGTGTGTTTCCAGATGACGTGTTGTTGTCGCCTGACTTCCTAGTACCGGGCACCTGCCAAAACATATCGCGAGAATAGACACGAGATCGTGCTGCAGCCTCGAGATAGTCTTCGCCGCCAAGAACTTCATGGAAGCCAAGTTCACGATAGTGTCGGTGCTCCTGTTGAATGCACTCGACACCTTGTGTAACGTCGTACTTCG